CGTCCCAGATGATCACGCCGTTGGTCCAGCCAGCAACATTCTGGCCGGTGGCAGATAGGTCGATCCGTGTCCATGACGCGCCATCCGTGGAGCGGTGCAGCTCTCCCGCTTGACCAACAGAGATCCAGACACCGTTGCCCCAGCCCACCCCGTACACATCGCCTGCGATATCTATGCTATTCCAGTCCTGACCATCCGTGGGATCGTCTGAATACCTCAACTCGTGCGGGTGGGTGTCCGTGCCAACCACCCAGCGGGGGCCTCCGCTTCCATCCTCACCCACTGCAAGTGTGATGTGGTCAGAGTTGCCTAGCCCGACAGCGTCGTAGCCGGTCCAGTCATTGAGATCAGCAGCAGCCGCCGTGGCTATGCCGCCATCCTCGGCAGCGACTACCCACAGGGACGCGCCGCCAGCAGGGAGATCGGTGTTGCCGATCTTGCCGATGTTGGCCGCCGCCACGCTGCTAATAGATGCGATGGACCCCGCCGCCACGCTGTTGACCTTTCCGATATCAGCCATCAGGCTACCTCGACCAGAGTCAGGCTCGGGTTGAACTTGCCAACAACTGTCCACGCTACATTATTTATTTTATTGATATCAGCCAATTTAAATTCTCTTCAATTATTACGCTAGTTCAATCCAATCGCCGCTCGGATTGAAATATATAACACTACCAGAAGCCATACAGTGGCCAACAACTCTGACGATTTCTGCAGAGCCCGTCGGAGCCAATGTGTTCATTTTTCCTGCCGCGGCCTCATTAAGGGCGCCGTCGGCATATACGGCTTTGCCTTTGGAAAAATTGAGCAAATATGAGTCTGCATCAAAAAATCCGCGGATAAGCATCCCCGCGTCGGGTGGTGTACTTCCCAAAGCAATTGCCAATAAAGAATCGCCAGTGGAACTAGTAGAAACAAGACTTTGTGTCCATGATCCTTGAGCATTTAAATAATAAAGCATGCCGGCTGTCGTGGAGCCTGTTCCAAAGAACACAACTTCGCCAGTACCGATGTCATTTCCAAGCTCATTCGCTTGGTTATGGAATAAATTAACTCCACCATCTGGACTAAGGGTGATATCCCCTATCGCGCCATCGCTGTCAACTGTTTCAACAGCTAAGGAGCCGTTTTCATTGACACTAAGGAAAGCGTAGTCGTTATCATCGTACTGCAACACCAACTGTGCGCTTGCGACAGTCGCCGGATCTGCACCCGAGCCAGTGATGGTTATTTGCCCGGGTGTTGCTATCAAAGTTCCGGCATTCGCGGCGCCGGGACAAAGCTTGATCATGTCTTCGTCAAAATCAATAAAGGTGCCATCGCCTGTGCGATCATCCTCTGAGTAAATGTCGCCGGTGCGGATGCTACCGGTAGAAAACTTATATGACATAAAGTTTGTTCTCCCTGTGATACTCTTGTATCAATTATGCATGCTTCTTTAAATAGTATGCACGTGGCAGATTTTAACACTTATGCATTATTTTTGTTACATAGACAAACAAAAATAGCACATTTTGTGTGAGCTTCCTAGCGGAGTATTTACTACTTTGCAACAACACTCAGGGAGGGCGCCTTTGCAGCTTCCGTAACAATCCATTCAAGCTTGTATGGTTCTGCTGGGTTAAAATTTGGCGATTGAAAGTGTTTGTGAATCTCTTCTCGCGTAATAAGCTTCCAATGAGATTCAATTTCTTTGATTTCTTTGCTCGTGACAATAGGTTCCGAATCAACGTAAATCGAAGTTTCTACGCTGCCCATATTTTGCGGCACGACAACGACAAGTTCAGGACCAATAGATGTTGGAACGTGCCTACCCACGCGAAACCAATCCTTGTAAAGATGCGTAAAATATGTTTTGCGACTCTGCAGCGTAGTTTGTGGATCACCCTTGTTTACTTGGCACACCAATAAGTGAAGAATTCTCTTGTCTGGGTTCTCAAAATTAAAGTTAAGATCGCGCCGGAAAAGCTGATCATAGCTGGAGCCCTTTGTAGATACTACTTCAAGTTTACAATTCTTGTAATTCTGGCCGGCCTTGTTAAAACTAAAATAATCAGATTTGCCGGGTGTTCTGGCCGCGTGGACGGAAACAAATTCATTAGTAAACTTTACCGTCGAATCACACCAAACATCGCAACCTTCAAAATTCTTTTTGTTCTTCACTCGTGTAGCGTTGCCTTTAATTGTCTTGAGCGAGCACTGTGGGTATTTTTTACCAAAATAGCTTACAAAGTCATCATATTGTTCTTTTTCATTTAGATCGATTTGGTGGTTGTAAACGCTTTTCATCATACTGGTCACCATATCATTTGAGTTGTTCAACTTTTTTGGCATGCCGCTATTGAGCACATCCTGAATCTCATCGAGAGCACGGTCGACCGTCTTAGAAAGAGAATAAGGCACGCAAACTATTGGCATCTTGAAATTATTAGGAAGCAATTTGTCCTTAATAGCTTCGCCTGATTTTTCAACACGATGGTTGCAGTTTACAATTTCCTTTTTGTTGCCGCCTGAACATTCCTTAACCAGGCCAGCTACATACACTTTTTGTGCACGGACAATACTATTCTTAACATCGGACGCGTGATCGGGATCGATCGTTACTGCTCGACCTTGTGAATCTGGCGTTTTTACTAGATCAAAGGGGGAGGCATGCATAAAGTGTTCAGATTCTTCACCTTCCTTTATAACCTTTTTACAAAAATTTAGAAGATCTCTAAATTCCTTAATCATGGGTTTTTCAAAAAAGCTGGGGGGATCTTTCAAAATCCCTAATAGTCCTGAATGAAGATGCTCAATATCTTCGAATGTGTCATATTTATGCACTATTTCTCCTTAGTATAAATAAAATGCATGCAGGGGATGGATTCGAACCACCGACCTCCGGGTTATGAGCCCAGCGAGCTACCAACTGCTCTACCCTGACATAAAGGCGGCAGACTTTGCACCGGTCTGCCAGCGGCCTTGGTCAACCCGCCATCAATTCATCAAATGCGCGGTCGACGTCGTTAGTCTCCTTTTTACCATATGACTCAGTCTGACGAGAACGGCCCTCGGCCGATTTATCGTCTGCTAATTGTTCGTCAAGAATGGCATCAACCTGCTCAGGCGTCAAGCGCTCAAACAAATTGTCAAAATCGGGCATATTTTGAAGAAGACCCGGGATTGCGTCGTTATCTTGTAAAAGAGGGCTACTGCTACGACGCATCTTTAGATTAGTTTGCGGATACGCTCCCGGCCGAGTGGGCTTTGTATAGGTGAGCGTGATATCAGTACCCTCTTCAACATCGGTGATATCGCCATATTCTGGATCGAGGATATAACCAAGAAGAAGTTCATATGCGGTCTTGCCATAGCCGTAGACCTTAACACCTTCTTCCTCGCGGCCGCGGACAACCACTGGTGAGAAAAAACGAGTTCGGACAAAGAGACTCTTTGCAAGCTTCTTGCTTTCCTCATCGTTATTCTGTGTGCCCTCGTGCCATAATGACGACGCGAATTCACAAATTGAGCAGCGTTCTCCAAAGTTGCGCTTTGGACATGGCACGCCACCCCTATGATCTCCCACATTATAATGGAAGAACATTTCCTTTAACGGATCTCCATCCGCAGCTGGGACAATTCGAATGTCCTGATCGCCCTCGTCCGGCTTAAACCAGATTGACGTTTCTCTGCTGCCTTCTCCGCGAAGAGTGGCAAGCTTCTTTTTCATTAGTTCCATATTGATTGACATTTATTTTCTCCTTTTTGATGTCTAAAGTATATCAAGCGTTCCTTGATATCTAATATATTACTCTTGCTCAAGCTTGTCAAGAGTTTTTTGGATTGCGTTAGTATGGGCAACGCAAAACCCAAAGTCTGTTTCGAAAGGCGATTCATAGATTGCATATGTTACATTCTTGAAAGCATTTCGTGGCTTTTTCTTTAATTGGCCTATAATCGTTTGATGTAAATCTCCGTCGTTCTCTAATCTATTTTTTGATATACATATATAATAACACACATCTCGGCTAGCGTCAAGGTCAAAAAACCAATTTTCTTTAAGATTTTTTGGATCAATTCTGCCTAAAGCGCGAATTCTCTGCACCTCTGATGGATGTGTTAGGTTGCCTATTACAGGGTTTGTGTGATCAAATAAATTTTTGTAATGAACACTATAATAAATAGTTTGATTTATGGTTTCAAAATATTTCTTAATGGGCACAGATCCAATTATTTGCTCTAAAATTGGATTACTAAAAACAGTAAAAGAATTAAAAAGTCCCGATCTTGCATATTCCTGTAAAATACCAAATATTGCTCTCTCTTGAAGCTTGGGAACGCCAATCAATAAATCGACATCAGGTTGAACGTAGAAGATATCAATTTTCTTATCCTTGATGTGTTGTAAAATGCTTAGTGTGGCATTAGCAGAACGTGCTGAGCCGCATAGAAAAACTTGAACATGGTCGCCTATGTCTTTAAAAAATTTCTGCAGTTTCGGGGGTTTTTCTTCGTAATCTTCAAGATTCTTATAAGATTTCAATTTATGCTTATATTTGCTATTTCTTTGCACATTATCGGATATAATATAAGCCCGATACTCTTTATTGTTTTTAAAGCAATTTACGATGTTTTCGCCGGCGGTGCCAATTCCAATCAGGGAAATCATAACTGCAATTCCTTTAAATCATGATAATTTTTGCCTGCCGCTGTGTTGCACACAAATTTGCTTAGTTTGTTGTTTTCAAAAATATTCTTTACATGTGGTACCAGATCACGCTCAGAATCATCTAGATCGATAACGATTTCATCATGTACAATATGAGAAACATATGATTTTTTATCTTTTAAGAATTTATCAATTTCAACTGCCCGGTCGAGGACGATATCGGCTGTTGTGCTTTGCACTAAGTAATTAAATGCCCTCCTTTCATCAACTTTAATTTTTCTGCCCATAGGGGTTACAACGTACTCGCCATCGTAGTAGGATGATAGAGTTTTTTGACGATTATATTTTTCGCTTTTAATCGCCTCTGATTCTGGATTATAGAGCCACGCAAAAAATTGTTCTTTGGCTTCTTCTCGCGACAATAGGCCGCTAAATACGTTTTTTGCATTCCACTGGTGAATATCATAGTCAGGCTGCTCTTGGCCATCTAAAACCATGACTGTTCGAAGCTCGGCGCCATTATAGTCCAAACTTAGTAGCCAATCATTATGTGGTTTTATCAATTTTCTATATTCCTTCTTCATTGTCAAAATAGGGAGGCTCCCGGGATAGGTCGCAAGACGCCCGGTAATTGTGCCAAAAAGATTATAATCTATGTAGTGATTCCCCGTTAAGATTTTTTGCACTTTTGTCCGGTCAGCAGTCGCAGAAAACAGTGAGCGACAATCTTGATTATTTACATTTAATTCCTTAAATTTGAATTTGTGCAGAAGGCGGTGCACTGCCGCTAAATGTTCATAATTTTGTGGCTTCTCAAAGTTTTCAAAAACGTGCTGTGTAATTTTATTTTTAACTTCGCAAAATTCAAGCAAAAAATCCTGCGGCACGAGGTCAAAGAAACAAAGCTCTCTTAGATCAATTTTGGCAATTCTAAAAGATTGCAAATAGGCTTTAAATCGCGACTGCATGCGCGCTAAATCAGAGGATGCGTTCTCTGGGCACACTTCAGATAAGCTCTGGCCCCCACAACGAATCCATGCATATTCCACAAGCTCATCAGTTAGGGCGCCAGTATGACGCCAAGTTCTTAACAATCCATCAGGAAAATTATCAAATATTAATTGACCTTCAGCATAAATTCCAACACATTCTATTTTATCATCTAGGCTCTGAAAATACAACAGTCCCTTCCTCAAGCAATGCTAGCTGCTTCTTAATATAACTCAAAGAACCATTATAGTCAAATGGTTGGTTGATTATTTTTTCAAAAATACCCAATGCTTCAGGTAAAGACCTATAATTTGCGATGACCGTGGTTTGTTTGATGATTTTTTGTATATTACTATGTTCGAAAGTGTTTGGGTCTTCCATGATGCGAATATTGCAATAAAGCTTTAGGAGTACGTCGTCTGGCATTAGTTTCTTGATGTGGTCGAGGGTATATTTTGGTGGCGTTATGTATACAGAGCGAGAAGAGCCGTCGCCACACGGCTCGACTACCTGTATGCGGTCTGGACGCACCCTATTATATAGCGTTAGCAAATAACCTCGAAAATCATTGAAAAATTTATAATAGGTATTATTATAACTCGCGGCGATGAGGGCCCCTGTATTTGCATCAGCAGTGCTATATCGGGCAGCATAAGCCAGCATTTCATTAGAGGCGATATCCGCGACCAGGCGCCATGGCACAGCTTTGTCTACCATAAAACCATATGAATTGCATGCATTCAAGAAAAAATTCCAATTTTTGCTTTTAATGAATTGGGCGATTTTCTCGTGATCGTTGAAATACTTAGTGTCTGCGATTTCTATGACCAGGCCAGATGCATGAATAGGGCAATACTTGCTTTTTATAAATCCCGGCATTGTAAATGGAAACTGCCTAGCGGAATCTTGTATTAAAGTTTTAAAATTTGACATAAAATGATTAAAGTTTCGCACTTCTATCCGTTGTGTTATAAATTCAGAGGCCATAGCAGCCATATAGTTCTCCAAATGTTGCGCATACAGGTCTATAGGGCTTGTATATGCTTTAAAAATTCGTAAATTGCTCAAAAAGCGATCTCCAGCCCACAAGCCGCCGGCTGCTACAGTTTTCTTAAATTGTTTAGATAAGTCAGCAAAAGCATCAACTACATATGCAGCTGCTCCAAAAGAGCTGCCATCGGCCGCGCCTTGATTAAAATATTTGATCGGTACTGTGCCGGTGCCATCAAAATAGATTGGCCTAAATTGAAAATCAACTCTTCCGTAGAAAAACTTTTCAGCAAAATTGAAGTCAACCAAATTTGGACTGGGGCGGCCCGATGACGCTTTTTTATTATAGATCACTTTCTTATTGTATGTCAAGAAAACAGATTCATTATTTTCTTCGATGTAAAATTTTGACATGATTTTCTCCTATTCCGGGGTATGTTCCACTTTATTGCCGGTATATGTTTGGGCTTTGACGTCGACGCCGACGGCGCTGGTGGCCAGGCGCGCGTGGGCATCTTTGTCTCTTTTTGCCTTGCACTTGGCTTTTACCTCATTATTGGCACCAACACCTTCTTCAATCATCCTGTTCTCATCAGCACCTGCGGCCGAAGCAACCCACACTGCTGTCAAATTCGTATTGGCTCGGCCAGGTGCGAATTCGTGTTCTGAGCGAATGATCATAAAATATCCGCCGACACCCAAATCAGTCAAATCGAACTTGTCTTGGTCGTAGGACGTCAGGCTTGGATCAAAGCCTTTCGGATCAACAAAAATATAATTTCCCGGGAATGCGCGAATATTAGCGTAAGTATCAATGCTAACATCATAGATTTCTCTTAATTGCTTTAGACCATCATAGCCTTCTTGTTCAAAACGAACTTCCTTGAGACCCGGGGCATTCGTCTTATTAAGTTTAATAGTTTTTACAATGCCTCTGTTTTTGCCTAGCAAATAATGGAAGATGCCACGATCCTCATCTTTCGAGCGGATTCCGTTCATCAAATTCATTGGCTGTGTTCTTCCCCCGAAGAATATAAAATAATTCATTTCGTCGCCTGGGTTTGGTCGGTCAAAAGTTGACTTACCTGAAATGTTCAGGAACGGCGTCTCTTTATTATCGACAGTGAAAATGTTTAGACGGTGAGCAGTCTGAGATTTGGCCCGGGCGGTGATTTCGTCAGGCTTCTGGGCCCCAGGAAAGGATGTCACAACTGATTGGAAAAGGCGCACTTTTTGTTTGATAGAAAACGGATAGCAAGTGTCATCGTTTAAAAATTTCTTTATCAGATCATTAAATAAATCTTTCAGAAACTGTGTTAGTGGGTATACTGCCTGGTCTTTTTTTAACAACTTAGATGTCAGCCATTCGGACATATACTTAACCGATATTGGGATATCTCCAAAATTTTGATAATTAGCACTATCATTCATATGATCAATTATCTCAAGTGGCCCCAAAACTAATCTAAATCTTTCAAATTCTGCAATGCTTTTTGTTATCGCGTTCATTTCGACGGCCTTAACCTCATCATCGAACGGAATGGCATTGTCGCCCGAGCCATATTTGGTGGCGTTACCGATCCCGGTGGCCGTCTCATTGAGAAACTCTTCCATGCTCCCTAAGATCAGATCCAACAAATCACCAACGTAAAAAAATGGAATTTGAACACTATCGACTCCTCCCACAAGCAATGAGGCCTCCAAAGCATCATTAGTTTTTCTGTCAGAGCCTCCGGGTGCGGCCGCAAATTTTCGCTTCCATGCAGTCGCCAAGCGACTCTGCATAGATTCTGAAAGATCGGCGTCCGGGGTGGTCAGTGCAACGCCGGTTGTAAATTTAAAATAAGGCCCTAAACTAATTACCTCGGTTAGTTGTTGCCTAGAGAGATTTAAAAAATATATCTTTTTGTCTCTGAACAACTGCGCAAAGATGCGGTTTAACATACTTATTTTTTCTTTTTCAATTTTATCAACTTCATCTTTTTTCTGTTTAGCTATTTTTTCCCGCTGAGAAGCTTCATCATTATCGCATTTTGCTGCCTTTGTTGCGGAGGCATATGCTATCTTTCTTTTCAGAACATTCGTGTATGTTCCGGCATGAGTAAAAATATTCATTCTAGGCTTATCATAAAATTCATCAATATATGCAAAATACTCAATTGTAAAGGTTACTCGGCCCAGGTCATCAAAATCGAAATTATGAGTAACTGGCGTCAAGTTCACACTCACAAATGTGCCTTTAAGGGCAGTCACGACCTCCTTTCTTAAAATTGTATTAGTAATCGGCACCCAGCCAAAGGTAGCTTTTAGCCTGAAGTTTAATTCGTCTAGTTCTGGTCTCTTTTCGATGAACTTCGTACCCGTTTTAAGTGCGAGATCGATATATCGATATTTTTGCCCGTTGGTGCCCCTTTCTTTGAGTAGCTCTGAAAAACTATTTGCTTGTAATTTTAAAGTTGCCTTAATTGATTTTTTTTGCGCAAATAAATCTTGTCCTTCGTATGATATTTTAAAATCTTTAATACCAACGCCAAACCCCCTCCTTTCCTTTGTTTCAAAAATGCTCGTAACGTCTTCTTTTGTGGCGTAGGAGTCGAAGGCGATTTCTTGCTCAGCCGTCTTTGCGCTGGGGTCGTTGGCATTCCTTACTTTATATAGCCTTATTAATGGCTGCAGGCCAGCAATTTCAGCGTTTGTCATATCAAAAAATTGTTTCATACCACCGTATTGAGTCAATTTATTCATAAAGCCAAATGATTCGCCTTCAACCAAAAGGGGCGCATTGGTTTCTTTAGCTTTGCCTTCAAAATACTGGCCGCCGGGTATATAAGGCAATCGCCGATTGGCCTCGGGGTCTACTTTGTCTAAATTTCTTCTATATTGAGCCAAAGTGGAGATTTGACTTAAAAGAATGCACTGCTCTTTATACTTAATGTCCCGGGACACTGTCACGGTTGCGGCGCCGAACGCGCCGCCGGCATTCTGATTGGCTTGGCGTTGATCCTGAGCATTATCAAGACGTGTCTGGGCATCGTCCACGAATGGATCGTTGAGAGCCACGCCTACATTAGTCTGGCCTTGTTTCGCGATCCAGCCGATTGCGTCGTTGGCGTCATTAGCACAGGACGTGAGGCCGGGAGAAGCGAGGAGGGCGATGGCTGCATTGATGTCGCCCTTGAGCAGTTTGAGGTTATCGGTGCCGTCGGAATCTATTTCGCGACCATACGAGTCGAGGAGTTCACCTGTCCAGCCTAAGAGTGCGTTAAGTTTAACTTTCAGTATATCGCGTTGGGGTGCCTGCGTCAGGACGCCTGACGTAAGGGCGCCCTTGGACAGGCCCACGGTGGCAGTTTCGTGGCCTTCCGTCCATGCGGAAACTGCTTCGGCCCATGATCCATGCGTCCCCAGAGTATAATCTATAGTGGCGCCTTCTTTTAATGGCGGGACGGGCGTGTCGCCGCCGGCCTTGTTCGATACACCACCGACGGGCCTCAAGCCACTGGGCTTAGATATAAACATTGCGCCCTTCGGGTCGTCGCGATTGGGGAGGCGCTGTGCGATGGCATGTGACGATGTGGGTTCAATTTCGATTTTTCCGGGTACCGGGTTGACCTGAACTACGCACTTTCCGACGTATCCGATAACACCGGCGCCGCCGGGGGTGTTCGGCTGGCCAGCAGCGATGTGGCCATGGTAGGTTTTTTTGTTCTTGATCTGTATGGTGCCCGCGGGGAAACCGGGCGCCCCAAAGACCTTCACCGTGGTCATGCCGTTGTAAGCCTTACAAATTGCTTCATCGGTCCAGGTCTTAGTGCTGTCTGCGTGACCGGTTGCCCGGCCAAGGTCTGAACCCAGGGCTTTAGCTAACCCTTCCGGCTCTGGAAGGTAGCCTCTAATATTGCTCAAGCTCCAAGATGTCGGGCGCTCGATGGGCTTGCCGGCGTTGATTAGTGACGTGGAGACTGCTTTGAGATCTCCGGGCAGGGACGCGGGGGTGGTGGCGGCCAGGCCAGAAGAAATTTGAACTGCTGTAAACAACCCATCAAAAGTTTGTGGGCTTACGTTTATAGGTGCCTTGGTGTTGGCATCCTTAATCGTGGCGGGCACGCCGCCGCCGTATTGAGCCCAGGAGTCGGGTCCGACAGCAATCCTATTTATATAATAATTGAGTTTGCTGGCGGCCTCATAAAAACAGTCCAAATTGCCGGTCTTGTCGCCCTCGCCGACGAGTGAGCCGCATTTTGTCTTCATGCGGTCTAAGAAATTTGGCAGGTGCGACCCATTAGGGTCATAATCGCCGGTCTGTGTACATTTACTTACTGTGCTCATTTATTATAACCCCAACGCCACTGTGACCTCTTCTAGACTAAGAGGAATTTCAATAATGGCGCCATTTCTAATTGATGCTTCGGTTGGATATCCATTATACCATGCTATAATCCACCAAAATTCTGCGTTGCCATAATACTGATGTGCCAAATTATAAAGTCTATCGCCGTATTTCCACATATAGGTCTCTGACTTTATAACAGCCCTTGTCAAAACGCCGGGGTGGTGCAATATGGGCGTTTCAAAATGCTGGATATTTCTGAGACCTCTCGATTTTCGAAGGGGTGCATAATAATCGCTATCATTATCTAAAATTTTAAATTTACTGTATCTGCTTGCCATAATTTATTCGTCCTCTGCTTATGCGAACCTTCATCCTTCATGTGTCGAGTGTTTCCACAGATGTTCTATCCCATGTTTGATCTGGCCCTTGGAGAAGCCCAGAGCTTTCATGCTGATCTCTAGTTGGGCTTGGACGGAGGCCTTCGTCTGCTCCGGGATGACCTCGACCTGGGCGCGCTGGGTGGTGACCGGGACCACGCCCAAGGCCTCTTCGAGAGGTGGAGGGCTCATAAGCTTGTCCCATGTCTTGTCTTTCAAATCTGATTCTGATTTGCGAGGATCGTACATTTCCACTCCATAGGGGAAAAGTCCGCCATCGGAGAGGCCGTCGCTGCCTTTTCCGAAGTTATTGTTGACATCCCAGCCCAGTGGGTGCTCATGAATCGGCGTGAAGCCGACAACAACCTCAATATTTTTTGGCAGAACTGTATTGCTACTGCCTATTTTTTCGAAAACGCCGACTTCTCTATTCTCAATGTTATGATTTACTGTAAAACTAGAGATGAATCCTAGAAGCCCGTGATGAGGGGCCGCTCCGCGGGACTTATATTCAGTATAATATTTTGACTTAGTTTTGAGGTCCTTAAAGCTAGATTGTTCGGGCAAGCGTTTCATATTGTTCACATCTTGTAAAAGGTTCATCACTTTTAGCCTAAGAAGGGGACCCTGGGAAATTGTTTGTGCCTCCTGAACTTTGGTGTAGTTTGGATATAGAAATTGGACCAAATTCTGAACTTTTCCAAGGTTTTCAAATGCTTCGCTTTCGCTTGCTGCAGGAACCATAAAAGTTAACTGTATAGATCTTGTGGTTTGCTTAAACGTGTAGATTGGATCTGCTCGACCAAAAACCTCTTCACTCGCCCATGCCGGCGTATAGGTTTCGTTAAATGCCGTTATAAATGCTTTAAAGAAGACGCTTGTTTGAGTGGGGACGTGCAAAAACGAAATATACATTTTCTTATTGTTTGCATATGCGTCCGATCCGTCGGCATATGGAACATCTGGTTTACTACCAACTTGGTTTGCTTTATATTTGTGCGTCTCAAATATTTGATTATAAAAGTCCGCTGCAGTGGGCTTGCCCTTTTCATCCGCCATTTCTACCCCCTCCCTGCTATAGCATTACTTGAAGATTTGCCATTTATCTTATGTACTATGGTTGCCAATTTATCTCTGTCAACCTTCAATTCAATTGTTATGTTTTCTGGGCCCTGATTAATCATCGTGGTCCCTCCGGTGCCTGCTGCTGCGGCTGCGGCTGGGGCGCCGGTGGTTGCTGCGGCGGTGTCATCATTGCCGAACCAGCCTGCAATTGCAGCACCAACCTTGAATATCGGCGAATCGCCGAGTTCGATCATTTTTTCTATAAGAGACGTCACCGGAGTTATGGCGAGGTTTACGCCGCTGCCCATGTGCTCAAAGCCTTCTCCAAATTTATCGATTCCGTCTAAGAAGCTTGATGCATATGATTTTTCAAACATAGTGTGGCCCAGCATTTCCACTTTGTCGTCTATGAGACCAAAATAGTTTAAAAGCTCCAAAATAGGGCTTATTATGCCTGCAATTGATTGCGCAAATCCGCCAAACCATTTACCAACCGAGCTATTTTCCCATGTAAGATCACCTTGTATTAGTTTAATAAAATCAGATATAAGGGCGGCGGCGGCTGTATATGGGGCGAGGGCCATTTTAACGCCCAGCACCATATAATTGAGTGCCACCGCAAGTGCTTCAATTATAGGTATTGCTATCGCCATTAAGCCCATTTCGCCGCCGGCGCCTCCAAACAATAACATAAAAGGCTCAAAAAGTAATTTTAAATCAGTCCACAAAGGCTCTAGAGCTTTACCAAGTTTTTTAAATAATATTGACAGTCCCGACATCTTCTTTTCACCATATTCAACACTATCAAACAACAAGCCGAGCCCCAAAGTAACGCCGGCAATGCCACCGGCTGTTCCCGCGCCAGTAAACAGCAGGATGGCGCCGGTAATAGTCAGTATAAGCCCACTTACTACTTTTATTATTTTTGCATTTTTGGACATCCACCCGAAGAAGTTTCTCATGCCGTCAATTAATGGTGTTATTATCGGGATCATTTCAGCAAAAAGTATGTTTAACTGCTCTTGGAAGCTTGCGACTGTTTGTGCTCTTTTGGCTGCATCTTCATACTCTTGAGATGTCTTTTTGGTTGCTCCAGAAACAGAATCCATATTTCCACTAAGTACCAGGGCCAGATCGCCGACACTACTAAGGCCCATGGCATCTTTGTAGAAATTCTTCTGATAATATGACATCTCATCAAACGACAAGCCTGTATCTAGGATGGAGTCTCTAATTTGCTCAAATCTAGCTGTCGGGTCGGTCTCCATCATGAGATCCATGGCATTTACAAAGTTGCCACCCAGGGCTGCATTTAGCTTGCCAGCCTGTCTTGCGGCGCCCTCAAATGTGTCAAACTGGTTCACAATGTTTAACAACTTGGTAACTGACAGGCCAGTGATCTTGGCTGCCGCGGCTAGGTCTCTAAATGCCTCATCGCCATTTTCGCCCAATTTGGCCAAAGAATCTCCGGCTTCAAGGAATTGGCTTGATAGCCTCTCTGGGGACACTCCGAGTTCTTCGGCATATTTTTCAAGATCCAGCATTGATTGGCCGGCGCCTTCAGCAGACATTCCAAGTGCTTTAGTGGAAAGTTGGACGCTTTGTGCAAATTTCTGATTGCTTATTCCGAGTTTTTCCAAAACGGCGCCAGTTTCGATCAGGCCCTCTCTTGTGTCTTTATCTTGGAATGTGAAGTCTGTAAATTCGTTATAAAGGCCTTGTGTTGCCTTACTCATGTCTGCTGCGGTTGCTGCAAATCTGCGGCCTTCTTTGTATGAGTTTGTTACGGAGCGCGCGAACTCTTCGTTGGCGCCTGTTGCCTTCATAAAGGCATTTTCAACATTGCCCAAATCGTAAGCAAGCTTGACGGCGGCCTTGGCATAATCTAAGAGTGCTTTAACTAAAAGAAGAGAAACCATAGCGCCGAATTTGCCACCTAGGGTGTCGGCTTTGCCAATAGCATCTTCCATTGGTTTGAGCATTTTGCTTTCCATGGAACCACCGATGCTTTTAAGCGAACTGGTCATCTTGCTGGAATCGCCGCTAAAAAGGCCCGTGGCAGTGAGTTTGGTCATGACCTCGGTGACGTTTTTCATCTTTTCGAGCTTTTTCTGTTGCTTGTCGAGATCCTTTAGTCTTTTTTCATCTTGGTCACTAAGCTTTTCGCCGGCCAATATTCGTTCGTTAAGTAACTTTAACTCTTCTTCTTCTAGTTCTTTTATCCGGCGCTTCTGTTCTTCTTGGATGACGCCTTGGGCGTATCGCGACTTTTCCGATAAGTCGATCTTATTTAATTCTGTTAATTCATCTCTTAAGCTCTGAACATGCTTTTTTCGCTGATCAAGAGCTTGAACTTGGGAGGCGACGAGAGCATCGACCGCTGTCCGGATCGACTCATGGAGTTCTTTCGACTCCTGCATGTTCTTCAGATCTTCTTTGCTGAGCTTATTTAAACGTTCAGCTAACCCTTTCCTATCCTCAAGTTTCGCATTTAATTCTTTAGCTAGCTTAAGATCTTTCTCTGATGCCACAATGAAACCCTCGGTTCTAAATTAAATAGTTTTTCACAGAAAAACAAGGGATTCAATTACTGACGTGATGGCGGCTTATACCTTGGAGGGGGTTTTGGCTCATTCTCTGGGCCCAGCGTGTGTGTGGTGGAGCGGGAGCCCTTTGACTTTGACGCGCTCTCAATCGCCTCTTTTTCTGCCTCAAGCTGCTTTAAGAGGCGCTTAGTGAACCAATCCCTCAAGCCAATTGGCAAGTTATACGCCTCACTAAATGACCAGCCGCCCGAATATTTTAAGAAGAAAAATTGTTCATATATGCTCTCCATATATTCATCGGTCAGGCCAAAAAAAGTCCGCATTCAGCGGGACCTCCATGTCCTGCTCGTGGCTGCACTCATCACATTCAAAATGTTGGGTTAGATCGATGTTTGGGGAAGTAAGGCGATATGCCAAACGAAGATGGCGAGAATCGGCTGATGGTATATTATTAACCATATAGTTCGTTGCTTCAGCACTTGAATCGCCGTTGACCGCTAGAATCATACTACTAAGCTGTCTTGTTATCATTCTATCTACTTTCTGTCTCTTGTCGTGTTCTGTCCCCGAGAAAAACACTTTTTCGTCTCTTCCGGTTAGAGTTTTAAAAGTCACAACCGCTTTTGTGCGCGGTAGCTCCACATCAAAAGTACCATTTCCATTATCAGTGACACCAACGGTATCCGAATCTTCGCCATGATATACCTTTGCCGAATTTAAGTCAAAAGAATAGTCTTGTGAGGCCCCACAGGATGGACATCCCACCTTTGTAGTATACTCGCTGCCATACGCCGACACCCTAGTGGCGACAATGATTGCATTTCTATCGCCTACGAGCAAAGAATCTGGATCAATTGCCTTGTTAATAATTAAGCTACCAATAACTCGGTCTATCGCCACCCCTTTCTTAATAAGGGTTTTAGACGTGAGCATATCCTCTTCCTTTGCGGTCATTTGTTTAATTTCAATAGAGGTTTCGCCACAAAGAGGGTGGCCTTCTGGATAATACTGGCCTTCTGATGGTAGTTCTACAAACTCTGTCGGAACTACAAACGAGAATCCTCCTTCTCCCATTGCCGGTGCAGGGGGATTCGCATCTCTTTGTTGAACGCCTCCTAAGCGATCTTGATTTCTAGACAATGTACACCTCTCGTTTAATTATATTGTCATTATGCGTTAAAGAAACTAGTACCACCGCCCGCGGTTGCGACTGACGGATTGGTTGTCTCTACGCGGGCCCAATCGTACATAAGCTCGACTGTGGCTGTGGATAACTCATCGTCACCATAGGATAATTCACCCAAAGCAAAATCCTTAACAAACGCGTTCCAAAGTGTCCATGTTTCGAGCGGCTGGCCGTCAGAATCGATTTGGGTAATAATTACGGTACCCAATGCGCCGGCGGCCTTTGCTTTAGAAATGGTGCCTAAAGAATCAGCATTTGTGGGAGGAGAATAGCCAGACTGCACTAAAATATCAGAAAATGTTGCAGTCATATCCGGACTAACTGGATCTACCATCTCAACACTGACTGTGTTCCAAGTAACGGAGCCAGGATAATAAAAAGTGTGATTAAGATATTGATGCTCTACATTCTCAACTGTAAAGCTCGGCTTTCCAACAGACTTGGCATACCATGCCAGGGCGCCCCCTTGCTCGGCCTGTATTCCTTGAAATTCTATCGTAAATCTAAAATTCCTTTTAGGATCTTTAAGGGTTGCGTCTTCTCCGAAGTTTGTTGACCAAAATGGCATAATTTGAGTTCTCCTGTTTCTAAAAATAAGTAGTGAGGGAAATTATTTTCCCCATGTTTTAATCATCAAATGAGGCACCAGTGGATGCGATAACGAAGTCAATGGCAATGAATTCGATGGCGCGGGCCGGCTTAATCATAATCTTAGCATATAAGATGTTCTGATCGATAAGATCTGGTGTCGTTGTGCTTTCGTCCAGAATTAGACGATAATCGGTGATACCATACCTAGTCTTAATATTCGCCAAGAACGGTTCAATAAGTCCCTTGAAGCGATTCCAAGTTGCCTGCACATTTTGCTCAAAGAGAATTTGTGTAGAAAGAATGGAAATCTGCTTCTTCATGTAGATTACCAATCTGCGGACATTAATGCGATCTAGGGCAGATTGGCGCTCTTGGAGCGTCTTCTGGCCGAAGAGTACAATTCCACTATTGGGGAACGAGGCAATCGGGTTAATCCGTGATTCATAAAGTGTATCGCGATCTTTCGATGTCAACCTCTGCGTAACTCCTGTGATCGCAATTCCAGCAGCGCCGTCGGTAAGACCTCCGCGATTGAAGCCTGCCGGAGCAAACCAAACGTCGGTTTTGGCCTCTGAACTAGCCAGAACGCCAAGCATAGCAACAGTTGGCGGGATCCAAATAAGTTGGCCAGTCCCTTCGTCGCGGGCCTGGACCCAAGGATAGAATGTTGCACCATAAGAGGAATCAATTCTTCTATCCCTAAGTTCTCTTGCCGCCTGTGTTGCGTCAGTGCCAATTCGGCTTGTTGCAGATGAATAATATTGCTCATGAGCCGGAATATAGACATTTGGCAGGTCGATAAGAGCCATGGCGTCTGCGCGCTCCTCGCAAACATCAATCATGTGCCCCGTTAGGGAATCCAGCGTTAAGCCTGGAACAGTAAGGAGGTTCATATTGAGAGCCTCGGGGTCAGAAACAGAATCAATTGCCCTGCGATACGTATGGTAAGCATAGCTATTATCTTCTGTAGAAGTGCTGCTCATTCCATTATTGTAGAGCGGATCGGGCACTGTAATATCGAACCCATCGAAGCCGCCCCAGAAAGGCGCCGTAAAGCGGTTATAGCCTGCATCTAGCAAGTCAGTATAAGACGAAGTCGTAACTGATTCGCCTATGGCTCGTGAGCCAGAGCGATACGCATAGCCTCCACCACTGGTTCCGTCCTTCGCGACGTCATCTAAACTGAAGATGTATGACCACGCAGCAACCTGTTGAGTAAGGTAAGCGCTCGTTGGATCATCGGAATATCCTGAATACCACAGTCTGCCAAAATCTCCAACACTGGCATCTGGGCGTGTCGAACCTTGGGCTCTTGTAGATGTAAATCCAAAATAGGCGTTTGTCGGGTCTTTCAAGCCACCATCCGATGCGGAAATTCGCAAACTAGCCGATGGCCAGATCATCGCACCGGTAAGTGCGTTGGCTACGTATAGAGTGGTTTCCGCCGTCGCGACCGCGCCGGCCACGGCGCCGGATAGGAAGACGTCAGTATTAAAGGTGGGTGTCGCGCCATTGTTCCACACACCAACAACCTTATTTCGGCCCGAAATACACCATCCGGTGTTCAGTGGCGCGCCGACATAGCCGCCGGCGCTGCCGGAGACTCCATCGTCGAGATTAGTGAGCCCGGAGCCGGTTACTGTCACCTGTGCCGGGCGTGGTGGACCATAGTAACCAAATGGAAGGTATTTTGGCGAGGATGCGCCGGCTTTAACAGCATCGGCCATTTCAACATATACAAATTTTGAATTATTGGGATATGTTTCATACGTATCTAGCGCTTTAGTGGTCGTGTTCCAGTTTGTATATTTGTCTCCAATTTTGCGCGCAATGTAATTTGGCGATTTTGGATCTAAGCTAAGATTGTCGAAGCGCTCTAGAACTTCAATTTTGTTGTCTGTGTCAAGAATACTTCTTAGAACAACCGAGAAGGTGCCATACTCCGTCGTAGTTGTAGTGGCTTGGCGGATCTTCTCAATTGAAACTTTGACATTCTTATGTAACCACTCTCCGTGGCCGCGGCCCTTGAGGCGGAAAAGCTTTTGCATGTTTCCAGGCTCGTAATCGCCAGCAGCGTTTAAATCTTGTGAAATAAACCAGCCGGCCACTGCTTCACGGGAAGCCTGCGACTTCATGTTGCTCGGATCATAGCTGCTGTCTGGGCCCGAAGAGCCTGATTGTGCAATCCCAAGAATTACACCAACTTTTGCTGTCCCATCAGAATGCAAGGCTCCCTCGCGGCGGAGGGCCTGCTCGAAGGTTTCACCAAGCCAATAATCTTGCTTTGTAGATGCCGGATAAAAACTAGATGCGTTTGTATTTGCCACTTGAGGATTGGTGTTGAATTTCTTGCGTATAAACGTCTCTTTTGTATCATCAAAGCCAAACTTAATTTTTTCTGCTATTTGAGAACCTGAAACATACACAGTAAACAAGCCATCTGAGTCAGTGGCAACAACGTTGCCCACTCCGCGGGAATCGAGCGCATCGCCGCCAAGCCCGGGATGAAGGTTTCCACTTAATTGTAGAATTCCGTCATTAAGATACCAAACGGCAGCTAGCGAGCCTGTTCCAAGGTTCGAACTTGAGCCCGAAGGCCACACCCACAGGCCGTAAGCACCACCATTAGTGGCTGCACTCGTTGTAATGCGATTGGCGGTC